ATGGGAAAAAAGCAAGTTTATGCAATCTCCTGGCTATACGTGGAGGAGCTGAACATCAGCATTCGATGGCACCAGGCGAACCACTTTCAGGAGATCTTCCAGGGCGACCACAAAGGCGTGAACAGGGAAGCGCTTCGTGAAATCGACCGAGTTCCCACGCCATCGACGTGGGTTGACAACGTCGACGTTTACCGCGAGGCGAACCGCTACCTGAAGGCCGAACACCCGAGGTGGTACAGGCAGCACGGCCCTTTGGGCAAAACCCTGGCCGCCTAGCCGGCACGCCGCCCAATCGTTCCAGACTGGCCGCCGAGCCGAGGGAAGCCGTGTCTTTCTCTATCAGCCCTAACCTGCCCCTGCACTGGTACATCGCGTTGCGTTACGCGGCAACCGCGGTTCCGCGGGCTCGCTTGTTTTTCCTCACGAGAACCATCGGCCGGACGAGCAAGATGGATCTACTGGTTCTGAAGGAGGCTATTCACGCACACCGCGTGTACATGGACCTCATGCGCCACGATCCACGCGAAGCATCGAGGCTGTACTACACGATCACAAGCACCTTCGATGTCCCGGTGGTCCAGCTCGCTCGCTGTTCGAGCCTTATTCGACATGGGTTGTTGACCGGGTCGCTGACCAGCAGCGACTACGACGTTGCACGCTCGTTGTGCAATGACATCCCTGGCGCCGCAGCACTGGCACCGTTCTTCGCAAAGATAGAACGAAAAAACAGGTGGTGGAATCAGGGATGACGGAGGGCGTCCGCCTAACAGTGAACGTCAGCGAGGGGAACTGGTCCGGGATTGAAGACCTGATGGCGCGCGAGGGCCTGACGGAAACCCAAGCGGTCCACCACGTGCTCTGGTACGGACTTTTCCTGTATCGAACGCTAAGGATTGAACGGAAGAAGGTCGTCATCCACTACGGCAACACCCGGAGCCGACTCCGACTCGAATGCGAGGACCCTGATTCCCCCGACTCCGAGGTCGGTTCAGCAAACAAATAGAATCAAGCTTCGCGCTGGCTTCGCAAGTTGGCGCGATAGCGGGAGCGCCCCGGCCCCTTCCCCCTCGCCGGGGCGTTACCTGCTAAACAGCAAGCCCCTGTAGCCCAATGGCAGAGGCAGGCTCCTTAAAAGAGTCACAGTGGCGGTTCGAATCCAGCTCGGGGGCACAAACAGGACTTGCCAGGAAGCTAGATAGATTGGAGCCGTGTCTCAATTATGACCACCTCAGCCAATCTGAAGAACCGATTCGTCGATCTCTACTCGTCGGTGTACGCCATCCTGGACGACGCGAAATCCGATCACGATGTTGTGAAGCTCTACAAGGGCAGCCATGCATCAGCTAACCCGCACGACATCGTGACCGACTTTGGAGAGTTCTTTTTCCGCGAGCAACGTGGCTTGTTTTCCTACATATGCGCTCAAGGCGTAGCCGGCAGGTCGAGACTGACGGAGAATTTAGACTCGTTCGACCTGAGCCATCGACCGCGGGTATCGGCGCGGGCGGCGTTCGAGCTGCTGGCCGACGAGCGGCGGCGCCCCCATGAGTCCGCAGACGACTTCCTCAACTATCTGTCGAAGAGAGAACACAGCCTCGGCGGCTACCGCGGTGGTTCGAGTGGGTACGGCGACGAAGCGCAGGCGTTCGCCGCAGCATATTTCCGTCAGCAGGGTTTTTCTGTGTCGATGGATGACGTGATGGTGTTCTGCGGCGGGTTCAAGGGTGTGTTCTTCGGGTTCTGTTCGAGTTTGCTGTGCGAGCGCGACTACGAGGAGCTGCGCCCTCTGGGAGGCAGGATTCTCGTACCCGAGGGGTACTACCAGAGCCTGCGCCTGGTACCACCACTACTCGCCGCAGAGTTGTCGGTGACGCCTGACCTAACTGGGGAAGCCGTCGCGTGCTGGTTGCACTCGACCGCGGGCCATCCCGGTCGTGCGGTGTACGTGCCGATCGTGAACAACGCCAACGGCCGAATATTGAGTCGCGATCGTGCTCTCGGCATCGCTGAAGCCGTGCTGACCTACAACCAGCGGCACCCGGACAGTCCGGTCTACGTTCTCGGCGATGACGTCTACGAGGGCAGCTACCTGACGGAGGACGTCTCTCCACAGCCCATCGGAGCTGTGACGGGAGACGACCTCGGAGACGCGCGCCTGGGCCGGATGAGCGACTACACCGTCACCGTGACCACCCCGAGCAAGACCGTCGCGTTCCCAACCTGCCGGATCGCCTACGCGTCCACCACGAACAAAGCGCTCCGAGCTTCGCTCGCCCACTATCGCACCGTGTTCAGCTACGGACGTGTTCCGCAGATCGACGAGTTGACTGGAATCGCCGCGCTATGCCTGACCCCGCAGTCCTGGATCGACGACTGGAACAGGCAATACCGCAACAGACTCGCTTTTCTCCAAGCCGAGATAAGCAATATCAACAGCGCGTTGGGTTTTGAAGCGTTCCAGTTGCAGCCACCCGAGGGTGGCTGGTATGCGGCGTTGCGCGTCTCGCCGAAGGTGTTCTCATCGAAGCTTGAGAGCAGCGTGGACGCGTTCTCAGTGCTGCTGCACTACGGCGAAGACAACAAGGACACGGGTATCGCCATGCTTCCGGGCGAGCTGTTCGGCTATCGCTACCGGCGCGACGACCCGGACAGTTCGTTCGTGCTGCGAGGAAACTTCGCGGTCGGACTCGACGTGGTGCGCGAGTTCGCCGCCCGTCTACGCGATGCCGCGTTCTGCCTTCGGGCATGGGGTCCCCAGATCGAGGAGTACGCCAAGCAGCGTGCTCGGGCGGTCGCGGACGTAGACGCCATCGTGCGCCACCTGCGGTACTGACCACCTCGCCGTGTCGGCGTGGCGGCTTGATCCGTCCCGGTCGACACTCCAGGCTGACCCACATCTAGGGTGGGCGTCTTCGTTGATCTACTACATGTTGCGATTGGGGTCATTCATGACGTGCTCGACGTGTGGAACCTCGCGGTCTCCCGAACGTGAGCGGATGCCAAGGAGCCGGGACGGACACACGACGTCGTTCACCATCGGCGGAGGCGAGTTCTACGTCACGGGGAACGCGCGCGATGACGGCAGCCTTGGCGAGGTTTTCGCCAAGTTCGCCAAGGAGGGTTCGACCCTCGCCGGCCTGATGGACGCGATCTCCATTCTCACGTCGATCGGGCTCCAATACGGCGTGCCGCTGGCTGTCTTGGTCGAGAAGCTGACCAACACGCGATACGAACCGATGGGGATGACCGACGACCCCGAGATCCCGCAGGCATCGTCGGTCATGGACTACGTGTTCCGCCGCCTCGCGCTCGACTTCATGACCTTCGAGGACCGCAGGAAGCTCGGCATCTTCACCCCAGACGAGCAGGCACGGATGCTGACCGAGGACGAGACCGGCGTCCCCGGCGTTCCCGCCTGGTAGTCACAGAACTCGACGACCGCGAAGTTCCGCGGCCCCGTCAGCTCTGGCGGGGCCGCTTTCGACCGGCGGCTATGTGAATAGCATTCAGTGGCATCCCGCAGGGCGGTCTTCGGAAATCCTGCGGCAAAATCGTCGCTCTCAGCTACGGCGTACTTCAATGACTGGTCCGACTGAGCGAATGCAGCGCGTACAGCCTGGAATGGCCAGGTTTCATGGAACGATCACGTTGGTCGAACGTGTGGGGGAATCGTGAGTGTGAAGTCCAAGATCGGCGTGCCGCTGGTGCTGCTGATCGTGGCCGGCTTGTACTCCGCCGTGGAGTACCCCGAGGAAACCAGCAACGCCATCGAGACGATCAAGGAGTTGTTGCCCGACGACGCTCCGGTGGGCATGGAGGTGCCTCCGCCGTACAACGATCGGTACAAGACGTGCACCGCCGCGCAGGTGGTCAACGACAAGCGGTGCGGCGACGACAAGGTTCTGCCGATCGACGCCAAGAAGATGCCGCACATCGCCCGAAACATCTCGCTGCACTGGAAACAGCACCCGCAGACCGCGGCCCTGACGAAGGCCAGCTACAAGCAGGCACAGAACTACAAGGACTCCGGTTGCGCAACCTTCGTGCGCACCGTCGATCCGCCTGAGCGGGGCAAAAAGGGAAGTTGCGATGAATTCCCGTTCAAATCTACTGAGGAGGGCGGTGCCGGCTCCCGGATCGAGGAGGTACCGAGGCGTGAGCAAGATATCCAGGGCGGTGTGATCGGCGGCTTCTACTCGACCCACAAGATGGTCGATGGCGATAAGTACGTCGTCGTCCTCGTCAATACCGCTAGCATCGCGCCGGGACCGTACAAGGGGTGAACATGCTCGACGTGCAGCAGTACCAGTGGATCGCTGATCAGCGCTACTCCGCGGTCACGGTCGCGCTCTTCGACGGGGTGACCGAGGACGAGGTGATCCGGGCCTACGGCGGCGACCCGCGGTCGTCGGAGACCGCGACCTTCGACGAGGCGTTCAACTCGTTCGAGCCGGGCGCCCCGTTCTGGGTGCAGACCCTCACGGTGGGCTCATGCATCGTCGCCATCGAGAACAACGGCTACCTTGGGTCCGCGATCGAGGGGGGCATCGAGGCCCTGACGCAGCGTGCGCGGTTCGGCAGCGTCAAGTGGAGCGCGACCGGAGGTGTTCCGTTCCTGTACATCGTCAACGGGGATGTAGTCGCGGACTTCGACGCGTTGTCGTTGGCTGGTGGTGGAACGGGAGGCGGTGATCCCGTGCCTGAGTGGGTGACTCGCGTTGCTTGGTCCGATGTGGACGTTCAGGCCGCGTGCCTGGCGTTGCTGAGCGATGTCATGAACGTGCCGATCGAGGAGAAGTGGTTCATGACGCCACTGCGGACGACGCGTCTGCCGGGACTCGACTAATTATCAGGACTTGCGGCGGCTGTTGCGCTCGATCCACTCTCTCGGAAACGGGTCGCGCGCAATGGCGCCGCAGGGACACCGTTCTACGATTCCCAGCCTCGCTACGCGCCCTATCGTCTGGGTTCGGCAGTGGTGCCAGCGCGGCGGGCACGGTGCTTGCTCCCAAGGGATTCCGTCGCGGTGAGCGATCTTGACACCGCCCTCCGTCTCGCTGCTCAGCATCGCGTCGACCGCGAAGGTGAACTCGTCAGGCCTGGCGTATCGCCGCCAGGGCTGACCATCGAGGTATCCCCACACGAGAATCGTGATGATGACGCAGGCGAAAACGAGGATGATGAGTGGGATCATCGGGCTTCGTCAATCTGCTCTTTAGCAACGGTCACGCTAAGGCGGGCGTTCCGGTACTGGTGATACCGCTGGTTCAATTCGACGGCCAATCGGTAGTCCCCAGATCCGTATGCGCCCGGAGAGATCATCGCAAGGCCGTGGTACAGGTTCGCGAGGTGGAACGCCGCGATCTCGGCTGCGCGAAAGGTCTCCACGGTGGGGTTGCCGGCCGCAGCGTCGGCAGCGGCGAGATAGGCCTTGGCGGTCAGAGTGCGAGGCATCGGTACTCGCACGACGGCCACAGGTCGTAGTGCGTTGGCTGCACCATGTTCCATGCGGACTACGGTATCGGCATGTGGCCGTGGACGCGTAAGAAGAAGCTCACCCTCGCGGAGTTCGAGAGTGCGGCTCGTACGCTCGATTCGTACTGGGGCATCAAGACGGACTTGTCGGGTCGCTGGATCGAGCGCCCGCGGCCGGTTCGTCGGTGGTGGGCGCCGTGGCGTCGGCGGACCTCTACGGACCGCTAGCGCACGGTGCGCACCCAGCGGGAGGACACGACCTGATCGGTGAGCTGGAGTGCCTGCCCGTGGGGGTCCGCGGACGGAATGGCGTAGTTCACCAGGACCAGCTGTGAGTTGTTCAAGCTATCCCACCATCCAGATGTGAGCCCGTCGACGATGCAATCCACGTCCAGACCGTCGACCACCTTGACGCCGGATTCCAGGTTCTCTTGGAACAACCCGCGCAGGTTGATCTTGACGGGCCGAACCCTGAGCCGCGAGCCGTGAACCGGGTCACCGTCTTCCCAGCGGTGGGTAGGAATGAGCGACATAGCGCAAGGATACGAACAGATGTTCGATCACGCCAGCGCCCAGGAGGCTCGAAAGTCGTTTGAGCACAGTCCATTACGGACGGTGGGCACGGCTGTGACCTGCATCGAAACTCGCGCACGTGAGCGGACAACCGGATACGGTCCGCTGACATGAGCTACCTCTTCGCGACCAAGTACGCCGACGCGATGTCGAGGAAGTTTGCAAAGCCCCGCCGTGATGATGGCGGCATGCTCAAGTGGGATTCGGACGGTGATGCTCTCATTCCCGAACCACCGCAGTTCGTGGATGTCGTGCTCGACGGGCCTGAACCCGAAGACAAACGCCCGGTAGTGAAGCAGGTCCCGCCCAGCAGTTTGAAGGCGGTCACGCTCCGTTCAGCTTGAGCAGGGATACAAAAATGCCCCCTCCACCGAAAGGCGGAGGGGGCATTTTCAGGCTTCAGTTCTGCGCGTGGTACTCGGCCACGATGGTCGCCGGGATACGGCCTCGGTCGGACAGCTGGTGTCCCTGCTTGCGTGCCCATTCGCGGATCGCGCGGGCCTGCTCCTTGTCCGCCTTCGGCGTGACGCCGCCGACCCGCTTGGAGGCAACCTTCTTGCGACCGCCTTCGCGGCGCCCCTTGGCCACGAAGTCCGCCAGCGCTGTACGCAGCTTGGCGGCGTTCTTCTTCGACAGGTCGATCTCGTACAGGACGCCGTCGAGTCCGAACCCGACCGTTTCGTCTGCCTTCTTACCGTCGAGGTCGTCGATGAGCGTGACAACCGTCTGCTGTGCCATGTGCCCCCCAGGAACTTCAGTGTTTCACGAGCGTCTATAGATATGTGACGGTAGATCGCGAAGTCAAGCGACATACGTGTTATCACTCGATTGAGGTCTACGCCACTTTCTAGTGCGCTGCGTCGGCCCAGTTCTTGCCCAAAGGGCCGACGCCGACAGGGAAGTGGACGCGCTGACCTGTTCCGTCTGGTGGTTGCCAGTCGCACGTCATCGCGCGTTTCACGATGGCGATGATCTCCTCGGCGCGGGTAGCCGGCACGGAGAGCACGATCGCGTCGTGGACCTGCGCGACGACCATGCGCAGGATCTCGTTCGGCAGCCTGATAAGGCCGTCGCAGACGATTTCCCTGGTGCCGGACTGACCGTACAGGGCGGGTGCCTGGGTCCATTCGCGGCCTTCGTCGACGAGCATCTTACGCCCCCAGGCGTTGACGACGTAGCCCTTGCGAGCGAGCCGGGTCACCTTGTCCTGCCAGCGGGTCACCTGCCGATAAGCGGCCTGCATTCCGTCGACGAACTTCTTCGCGATGCTGTGCGCAACGCCCGCGGTCGTGGCGATCGTGCGTGCGCCAGCTCGGTAGGCGTAGGCGTGCCCGCAGGCTTTCGCTGTCTGTCGGTAGTGCGCCGGGTTGGTGTCGACTTCTTCCTTTCCCCACACCGCGTAGGCGGTGATCATGTGGGCGTCCGCGCCGGGCCGGAAGCGTTCGGCGAATTTGCGGTCTCCGGAGTACGCGGCCACGATCCGCGCGTCGGCCTGGCTGAGGTCGAGTTCGACCAGGACTTCGTCGTCCGCGTTCGGGATGTAGTAGCGCTTCTCCTCGGCTCCGTCGCCGCGGCTGGTCCACACTGTGAGTCCGGGATCTTGCGTCGACCATCGGCCGGAGCGCTGGAGTGTGGTGATCTGCGGGTGGACCTTGCCGTCCGCGTGCAGGTGCCGCAGCGCGCCTTCGGCCAGCGGCCGGATTCCGCCGATGGCCGCGATCGCCTCCGCCAGCGCTTCGGCCTCTTCCCCTTTCCCTCGTGCCGCTTCCTTGACGGAGTCGCCCCCGAGCGAAGGGGCACCGTTCTTCGTGCGGACTAGGTCGTCCGCGCGCACACCGACCGACTTGAGCGCGGCGAGAACGGCTTCCTTGCCTGCGTTCGTGCGCAGCGGGGCTTTGCCCTCCGAGGGCATTCCGTGTTTCTCGACGAGCATGGCCATGTACCGGTCACGGATCGCGTCGAGTTCCTTGATGCGTGCTTGCGCGGCTGGAACGTCGACGCGCCACCCGTTGCGGGAGATCTGCGCCGCGATCGCTGCGACGAGCTGTTCCCGGATCGCGTACTTGTCCAGCGGTCCCTTACGCAGCAGCGCTTGCAGCACAAGGCGGCCGGTGCGGACGTCCTGGCGCAGGTATTCCTCGTAGCGGGGTTCGTCGAGCGGGATCTTGTCGTAGCCGCCGAACTCGCGGGCAAGCTCGGTGAGGTCGTAGGCCTTGCCCTGGACACCGAGCTGGTGCGCCTGCTCGTCGAGGCCGTGCCACAGCTTGGCTTGCTCGGGTCCTTTCACGTGCCGTGGCCGTCCGCGGCGGTCGATGTAGTTCCGCGGCGCGGGGTGGACGAGCGTGCTGTGTGTCCAGGAGTCGATCACCCGTCCTTCTCGGGCGAGTTCGAGGGGTTCGATGGAGTCGGCACCGAAAATGGCGGTGAGGTCGAAGGCGTGGATGTTGTGCCCGACGATGTAGCGGGCGGAGCGGATGGCCTCGCGCAGCTCGTCGAGGTCGGTGCTCAGGTGGACGTGGTCGCTGTTGTCCCACGCGTATCCGGCGAGCCGGACGAATTCGTTCGGCGCCATGTTGTAGAGCTGGTCTGCGCTGTGCGTTTCAACGTCGATCGTCACGGTTCGCCGGACGGGCAAGCTTTTCCTTCCTACTCGGCCAGCACGCGCAGAGCGCGCTTGAGTTCGTCGAGTTCTTGTTTCGTGGTGCGGAGTTCTTCGACGAGTGCGTGGTGGACTTCGGGGTCGATGGTGTGGGCGTGTTCGAGGTGGCCGGCGGGGATGGCCCAGGCCCAGAGGTGCCCGGCGAATCGCACTCCGACGAGCTTTCCTTGTTCGAGGACTTGGACGACGCGGCCGACCGTGCCGGTGGTGATGGCGGGGTTGTGGCCAGGCGGGGCGGTGTAGCGGACGCGGTCGCCATTGCGGAAGGTGGTCACGGCGGTTACTCGGTCGGCAGGCTGAAGATCGCCATGAAGATGGCGATCAGCACGGTGAGCATGACGATTGCTTGCATGTGTGTTGTTCCTCCCGGAAATGACGAGAGGAGGGCGGGCCGGCGGCCCGCCCTCCTCGTGGTGAAGTTGTTGTCAGCGCGGCGGATTACGGGTATTCGGGCCTGCACTGCTGGTCGCGGTTCTGCGCGGTGCAGTACCACCCGGCGTAGGTGTTGCCCGCCTGGGAGATGCCCGAGCGCCACCGCATTTCGCCGTGGTCGCAGTAGCGCTTCTCCCCGTTCGGTGCCTCGGTCGCGGCCTGCGGACGGCCGCGGCGCTGCTGGTTGCTCCCGCCACTGCTGTTGTTGTTCGGGCGCTGCCCGCCGTTGTTGTTCGGTGAGCCGGTGCGGGCCTTGCCCGCGGGTTCCTTCTGCTTGATGAACTGGTCCACGAGCGCGCCCGCGGTGACCAGGCGCTTGATGTCGCCGACGCCTTCGAGCATGTCCGCCAGGACGTCCACGCTCGGGGCGCGGAAGACGTACCAGGCCGACGAGTACTCGCCGTTGCCCTTGAAAGTGGCCGACACCGAGCCGTTCCACTCCGAACTGGACGCGCCCGAACCAGGCTCGTCGTACTGCTGATCGTTGAAGTCGTTGTCGTCATCCGCGAACGGATCAACGGTCACTGAGAATCCCCCGTGTTGGTCGTGCTGGTGATGCTGGATGCGTTGTGATGCAGGGTGTTCAGGGCGGCCCGTGACCTCGGGTTCGAGGCTTGGTTGTTCGATCGCCCCGGTTCCGCGGGCCGGCTACCGCCTTACTCGAAATCACCGGCGATCCCATCGAGCCAATCCGCCGTTTCGGTGTGCACATTCCGTCCGACCTTTCGTGATCCGATTCCGTCGCGTTCGCGTGCGCGGCGCAGGGACACGCGGTTCATCGACTCCGTCAGCAGCTCGACCGCGCGGGCGATGCTCTGCCGGTGGGCGGTGCCGTCGCCGTCGCGGAACACCGCGACCAGCAGCCCGGCGTAGCGGGGGTTGCGCTCGCTGACGATGTTCAGTCCCTCGTCGAGGTCGATGAGGGTTGCGCTGACCTCGGTCCGCTCGGCACCCAGGGCGCCGCTGTTGAGCAGGTCCGTGATTTCCCTTGTGCCGTAGCGGTATTGACCGCTGAACACCTCGTATTCGACGCGTTCCCGTGCGGCGATCTGGTGCCCGATCTTGATGAGCGCGGTCTTGCGGCGGGCCGGTTCCATCTCGTCGACCAGCCGGTCCACTGAGCGCGGCGATTCCAGCAGCCGCAACGCGATCTCTTGCTCGACATCGTCAGCGTCGACCGTGTCCGGCCACTGTGCGGCAACGACCCGAGCGGCTTCTTTGATCAGTGGCAGAAGCTCGAAAACCTTGTCCTGCAACAGCTCTCCACTCGTTCCACTTAACATCTAGACCTTGAAAGTGTCGCCGTCGACGATGAAACGACGGCTCGTGATTGGCACCAGCTCGGGCGTGACGGTGCTGCGCTCGATGTGCAAGACGGCGAATCCGGTTTGCCAGTTCGGTGTTGCGCTGTTGAGGTAGCCGGCATGGCGGATGTCCATCAGGTGTCCTACCTCGACGCCGGTCACGGTGCGGGTGACCTTGCCGCCGTAGCCGGTGGTGTGCCGCCCAATTCCCTGCCGGTGGGTGTGGCCCATGACAAGGGACTTGCCCGCCCGCTTCGCCCCGTTCAACGCCGTGTTTCCGGCGATCTGCGAGAGCGTGATTCCACCGACGTGGCCGTGCGTGGTGAGCCAGTCAGGTGCGATCTGGTGGAAGTCCGGCAACAGCCGGACGTTGTACCGAGGGAAATCGAGTAGCACCGGAAGGTCGAACGCGTTGCTGTCAGCGAGCGCGGGCGCGTGCTTCGCGAGGTACGTCCGCGGCCGGAGATCATGGTTCCCCTCGTGCACGGAAACCGGTCCTGAGTAGACCTCGCGCAGCGGCTCTAGGAAGTGCTGTTGCGCGTACTTCGAGTCCTTGAGCACGCTGCCCTCGAACTCCGCGGCGGTGCCCTTGCTCCACCTGCTGGGTTGCGGGTAGTCGACGAGGTCACCGATCTGGATCACTTCGTCCGGGCGGTATTGGCCGATGAACCGGATCACGGCCTTGAGCGCTTTCCGGTTCTCGTAGGGCATTTGAAGATCCGAGATGACGACGATGCGCTTGCCCAAGAGGCCTCTTTCAGTTGTTCTTCGTGGGCTTGTCAGCGGGGGCGGTGAGCAGGAGCAGCAGGAGCAGCGCGGCGGCCAGCTCGGCTTCCGCGGCCTTGGCCCGCTCGGTCTTGGCGCGGTCGGTCGTGGCGGTCTTCGGCTGGGGGATCGGGGTGATGGAGTCCGCCAGCAGGGACAGGCGGGTGCCGCCGTCGATCGCGACGATGTAGCGCTGCTTCTTCTCCTGCCAGGAGTCGACGACGCCGTAGAAGCCGCGGAACAGGCTGCTGGTGATGATGACCGGGGTTCCGGGGGTGTAGCGGGTCATGTGCGGGTCCTTTCCAGAAGGGCGTGTTTTCCGTGCTTGAGCACGAGTGAGCTGACGTCCTCGCCTGTGGGCATGGGGACGATCAGGGCGTTGGGTAGTTCCTTGATCAGCAATTCGCCGAAGGCGTTGCCGGCTCGGTCTCCGTCGGTGAAGACGTAGACGTGGCGGTATCCGAGTAGGGGTTCGCGGAAGTGCTTGCGCCACGCGTCGGCGCCGGGGATGCCGATGGTGGGAATCCCGCTGACGGAGGCGGTGATGGCGTCGAACTCGCCCTCGGTGACGCCGATGTCGTCGGTGTCGTCGAGCAGGGCCAGCGTGTTGTAGATCCGCGGCGGGTGCTCTGGCATTGAGGCGTACTTGCCGCCGCGGTGGCCGCCGTGGTCGCAGTTGGCGAGCAGGCAGCGGAACCGCATGGTCGCGACCGACCAGCCGATCCGTGGCGCCCACCGCAGGTATGGGATCGCCAACATGCCCTGGTACTGCTCGTGGCCTGGTAGCGGATCGTCAACGAAGCCAAGGCGGTACTTGTCGACCAGGTCCCGCACGCTCGGAGCCAACAGTCCGCGGCTCTCCAAATGCTCTGCGGCGGGTGACCCTGGCAGACTCGCGTGGTACCGGCTTGTAGCTTCCCCCAAGAATTTCTTCTGCGCGGCGCTGAGCGGCGCCAAAAGCCAGTTCCTCCCGTTCCCGGATCAGTCCGATGATGTCGCCCTTCACGCCGCACCCGTGGCAGCGGAAGGCTTGGTATTCATAGGAAATCGAGGCGGACGCGTGGGCTTCGTCGTGGAAGGGGCACCGGGTTTTGAGCCAGCGGGCGTTGCCGGCTGGTGGTGTCCACAGCGGAAACCAGTGCCGGATCAGCGTCGCAATGGGCTCGTCCGACGCACACCCCACTTCGTTCGCGGCAGGTACGGGGTGAGCACCCATGACTGCTGGGACACCTGCTTGGTCTCGGAGTCCTCGAACGTCGCGGTGAGCACCCAGTCGCCGTTTTCCAGGTGGATCGACCAGGACAACCAGCCGCCGGTCTTGATCAGGTGCTGTGATCCCTGCACCTGTCCGGCGATGTCGATCAGACTGAGCAGCTTGTCTGCCTGCACACATTCCCCTTTTCTGTTGTGTGGTCAGGTGTTGAGCACCGCCTGAGCGGGCGGTGTGGTGAGGTAGTCGATCGCCCGCATGAGGGCCTGGACCTCGTCGCGCAGGTGCCCGAGCACGTTGCGGTTGCAGGGTTTGCACAGCAGCCCGCGCACGCACTTTCCGCAGCTCGTCGAGCCGGGACAGCACGTGTGGTCGTGGTCCACCGACAGGCGGACGCGGCCGTTTCCCTTGGCACGGCGGCAGATCGCGCACACGCCACCTTGTGCGCGGTAGATCGCCTGGTATTGCGCCTCGCTGATTCCGTAGGTGCGCTCGATCCGCGCACTGCGGTCTCGTTCCCGTCGAGCCTGCACAACCTGACGGTGATGCGTGGCGCACCGCGGCCCTGGGTGAGGCGCGTTGCGTTGCGTACCAACGCCTTCGGCGATGCAGTCCCGGCAGCGGCGCCGTTTCGCGGTCAGAAGACCGCCTCGTTCCACGGACCACCGTGCCCTGTGGTGGGCGCGAGGTCGCGGATGGACATGGTGTCGGCGTCGAACTCCAGCTCGACGAACGTCATGCCGGAGGCGTCCGCCTTGCCCCCTCGGTGCTTCACCGTGGACACGGCCAGGATGTCCGGGGCTGGCCGGTGCAGGGTCAGGATCAGTTCGGGGACCCTGCCGATCTGTCCTTTGACGCCGGACAGCGGAATCGGCCTGTCCGAGTCGTTGAAGCTGCCCGTGACGTGGTGCAGGCCGATGACGCAGGCCTCGGTGTGCCTGGCCATCCCATGCAAATAGTCCATCAGCCACTCCAGGCCGTTGGACGGATCGCTCTCCTGCCCCGCGTCCATGCGGACGTTGGTGACGTTGTCGACCACGATCAGCTCTGGAAACGCGCCGTAGACCTCTTCGTAGGCCTCAACTTGCGTCTCGATCACGTCGAGGGTCGGAGCCGGGTCGTAGGCGAACCGGATCGGCGCACCCGCCAGTTCCGCCCGGACGGCGTCGAGTGCGTTGTTGCGCACCGACGAGCCGGACGCGCTGAGCGAGGACCCCGTCAGGACCGACATCCCACGCGACGCTTGCGTGAATGCGTCGCTGTCGGCCGACAGGTAGAGCGCGTTCACGCCGGACTTCAGCGCGATGTTCAGCGCGAGCGTGGACTTGAGCGAGCCAGGACCGCCCGCGATCAGCGTGAGCTGGCTCCGCAACAACCTGGTGTCGGCGTCCTCAAGGCTCTCGAACACCGTGGGCAGCGGATCACCCGCGGCACCGCGGATTCTCGAACTCTGCAACAGGGTGTAGATGAATCAAACCTCCCCTCCTCACTCGTCCTTTCGAATTCAGGGGCACCGGATCGGCAGGTACCCGACGCCGTCAACGACCAGCGAGCCCGGCACCTTGTGGAACCGGCCGGCATCGCGGGTCACCTCGTAGCACCCGTTCGTCGGCGACGGCCGTTCGTCGCGGTGCCCCAACACAGCGAACATGCCGACGAGCGAAAGTGCGCCGATGGTGAACAGGACGGTGCCCAGCCCTGCCAAGCCTTCTTTGATCATGCGCAGGCTCGACCGAACCAGCCGCCACGAGACCATCAGCAACACGACAACGACCGCGGTGATCACCAGGTAGCTCAACCAACCTCCTTCGTTCCACTTAACATCTAGGCCTGAAAGATCGGGCAGGACGTGCGCACCGGGCAGAACATGCAGGTCTTCTCATCCGGGGTCGGGTCGAACTTCTCGGCCTTGATCAATTCGTCCACTTCCTCGAACTCCTCCACGAGCCGGGTTGCCGGCCACTCCGTGAGGTCGTAGAAAAGCGTTGGCTTGCCTGACTTTCCCATCCAGTAGTCGCCCTTGTGGACTTCCTGGCCGTAGACCTGGCGAATCGCCTCGGCGTACACGGCGAGTTGGAACGCGTCGCCGGGGCTGTTGCCGCTCTTGATGTCGCGGACGATCAACCCTTCACGCGGGTCGATCACCGCCTGGTCGAGGTATCCGCGGACCGGCACCGAGCCAAGCCAGATCTCGAACCCCAGCTCGACCGCGGGCGTTCCGTCCGGCGCGATCCAGATGACCTCACGCGGTGCGCGCTCGGTGTAGTAGCGCAAGTACCGGTCAGCCTGGTCGAGCCCTAGGCCATACCTTCGTTCGACGTCAACCGCGCCGCGGTACGGCCCCGACGCGAACCAGAAGTTCCAGTTCGGTGTCTCCCCGGCCATCGCGTTGATGCCCTCGGCGTACACCCGCCGGAACACCTCCTGCACCGCGGCCAACGACATCGTCCGTCCGGACTTCTCCCACGCCTCCGCAGCAGCGTGCACCGCGGTTCCTTGGGAGAGCCAGGCGGCCGGTCGCTGCCATACCTTCTCGATTCGGCACAAAAAATACCGGGCTGGACAGGCCCGGTATTCCTTGATCTGACTGACAGATCTTTTCTGCAATTGTCACGCCGCCTTGCGCACGGCCCCCTCGCGCCGCTCGGCGGCGCAGACGTGGGGCGTTCCGTCACCGGGGCATTCTTGATGGATCACCGCGAGGGTCCAGATGGCTTCCCGGTAGTAGAACTGCGGGTCTTCAACGACGGATTCGAACTCCATTGTGAAACAGGAGCCCCCCCAGCACCTCGTTCACCGGCTGATACAGCGGATCGGTTTCCTCGACGACCGGGCTTCGGTACACCGTTAGGTAGAGGGTGCAGTCACTCTCCACCATCGACGCGATCAAGAAGTGCTGTCGGAAAACCAGGTGAGTCTGTCTCGGTGCATCACACTTTCCTTTCACAAGCCCCCCAGAGTGAAGTTGTCATGGCAGACGCTTCGGGAACCTCAACACCATGAGCGCGTCGTCGGACAACTCCGCGTGTTCATTCCTTCGGATCAACAGGTCACCGTCCCTTTCCTCCCAAGGGACGAGGGCGAACCCGCCGGTCTTGTTGCCCTTGCCCGGCGGTATCGCCGGGTCGAACTCGACCACGAACTTCGGCGGCGTGGTCGGGTCGAGCTTCCCCCTCTCCAAAGCTTCGGCGAACTGCTCTTCGCCCAGCAGCTTCTTATAGAGCGCGCGTAGTCGCTTGAGCTTGTCTTCGCTCATCCCGTGGCCATTCGTCGCCACGAACTCCAGATGGTTTCTCACGAGCTTGCCCAGGGATGCGTCATGGAACGCACGGCCAAGCTTCCACGGGAAGTGCTTCATCGCGTCGCTACGAGGGGTGGAGTCGATGAGCCCTGCTCGACCCAGCCGCAGGCTGACAGCCGCCTCGGAAACATCGAATCTTTGTGCGATCGAACGCTGGCTGTTCCCAGCCCTCTTCAGAGCCATGATGACCTCAGGCGTAGCGCCCGAGTCACCGCCGTTAGGCCTGCCCATGCGCGTCAACGGACCCACCCCCCTGCGACCATATGCACGGCCGTAGGTTAACGAGATCGCTCGTTCCACGCAACATACCCCCTCTCGCCCCTGGTCTGCGGTCGCTGCTGCGACGCCGTTACCCACATGATCAACAATCACTCTGGCGTGCCTCGGTTCGGCAGGCATCCGTACAACTACGCACATCTCTCGTGTTGCCTGCCGGGCTCAAGCCTTCTTGCAGGGGAGCGGGCTCTCGCTCCCCTGCCTTTCAGTCACACCCTGGTGGGCTTTCAAGCAGCAGCTTGACGGCGCGGGCTCGGAGACGAGGCCGCCTTAGGCGAAGCCTTCGCCGCGCCACGACCCCCGGCCGGCTTGGCGTTCGTCCCCGCTGTCTCCGGCTTCTTGTCGGTGGCGTTGGTGCGAGGCGCGGCCTTGGTGCGGCGCCCGCTCTTCGGCGTGGAGCCAGCGCTTTCAGCGGTCTTCTGAACGTTGGCAGCTCCGGCCGGCTCGGTCCTCGAACCCACTTCCGCGGAGGCCTCGGCCTGCCTGGTGGACACCGCGTACTTGTAGACCTCGTCCCAGTCGGCCGTCTCCAGCGTCTTGTGGCTGAGGTTCGTCTTGTCGCCCAGCCAAGCCTTCGCCTGCTGGACGAAGTCCTCCTTGGTGTCCAGGCTCATCGAGTCAGCAGCGGTGCGCCACATGCTCACCTCGGAGAAGAGCTTGCGCATGACCGCCCGCGTGGCGTTCCTGTTCGTCTTCACCGCAGCGACCACCGGAGCCTGAGTGCCGGGCGCGGCCTTCTCCTTCGCAGCAGCTTCCTTCAAGGACTGCTGATAGGAGACACCCAGCTCGATGACAACCAGGCCTCCGCCGTCCTTGCGGATCGCGTGCCTGCCCATCCGCTTGGCCACCGTGAGGGCGTCGTCGTAGGACTCGTAGAACCAACCCTCCTGGGTCATCAGGCCTTGGATCAAACGTTCCTCGGGCTCATGTGCCTCAGGCTCCGGCATCGCATCAACGGGACCGGGGTTCGAAGCCACGACCGCGACATCCGGATCGGGACGGGCAGTGGTGCGCTTGTCCGGCCGGTTCGGCTGGCAGTACTGCCGGATGTAGTCGTCCGCCAGCCTTCCGCCGTGCTCCGACACGTCCTTTCCGTTCGCCACCGCCCAGGCCCGGATCTGCTTGCGCTCGTCCTCGTCTTCAACCGAGAACTTCCGGCCCTTCAGCGGTTTGGGCTCGATCCGCTGCCCGCCGACCTTCCTGGCGTGCTGGGTCCACTTCTTCATGTCGGCGTTGAACTCGTCGTGGTTGTCGCGCGACAGGTCGAGTTCCCACTCGATGCCGTTCACCACGATGCGGACCCGGTAGTGGGCCTCGATCGTGGGGTCGGTGTCGTCGGCGTAGTAGGTCTGGGTCACCGTGGCCATGTTGTTCTCCCGCTGTGGTTTGCTCGTTGGACCATGACCGGTGCTCAAGCCTTCTGATTGAGCACGATCAGACGCCCTGCGAACAGAACTGCGGCTACGCCCACACGCGGGTCTCGTACGGCAGGTGCTGCGTCAGCAGTTCCGCGGTGGACGGGGGCACGTGCCGCGCGACCATCCGCCAGGACTGACGCTCACCGCGCGGCACGAGGGCGTGCACGGTGGCCATACCTTCGTTTCGAGTCCGCGTCACGGGAACGCTGTCGGGCGCCAACTGCGCGCTGATCACCTGGCTCTCGATGGGCTCCAGAAATGACCGGTTCGACAGGTGGTCGCGGTCCCCGAGCAGGTGGTCAAACTGCTCCCACTCGTCCCACACCAGCGTCTTGAGGCCAGTCGGGTCCTCTTCTGACTTCAGGTCGTCGAGGTCGATGTTCTCGACGTCGAACTCCACGACGAGCTTGGTCTCCAAGACTTCCCGGATGACGAACTCGACCTTGCGCGTGCTCATGTCTTCTCCGTTCTCGAATATCAAGGCTTCTCACAAACACCGCACTGCACGAACCGTTTCGTGCAGGACGGAATCTGTCGAAGACTCCAGCTACTTACCGCTGGGTTCTTCGGCCAGAATCTCCGAAGCCCGGCAGTTCTGTGGACAGTTGGGCGAGGTATAAGCGCAGCTAACCCACAAGCCCGAGTGAACGCATGGCTCGCCGCTGTTGTTCTGATGGACGTTGACCCATCCGCGGGTTTCCGCGAAGGCGGGAACCGTCTCGACCCTCGAACCGCACTCGCCCAGAATCTTGACGTCCAACCCTTCTTCTTCCTGAATTACCACGCAGTAATAGCCGAGACCCCGATAATTGCCCAGCCACTCTTCGTCGAGGAACACGAATGCTTCGCGTGCCCAGCTCGTCATCTCGTTCTCATCAGACTCAGGACCAACCAAGAAGTGCTCTCGATCGAACCTGCGAACCTCCTTCTTGCCTTCACCACCGTCATCCGGCGTGAACTCGAATCGAACAGCGATAGGCATACAGCCACCTACAATCTCGACGAACGGACACCGAGCAGCACGAAGCCTTCGTGCTGAACGGAATCAGTTGGTCACCAGCGCTTGATACGTATGTTCGGCTCGGTGCTGACGTGGCCCGCGTAATTCCTCTCGAAGTAGTCCGACTGGACGTCCGAGTTGTCGTAGTTGTAGGCCTGGTGAATCGTCTCCACCTCGCGGTACAGCGCGGTCATTGCTGGGGTTGCGATCCGCTGGTCGTTTCCCCAGTCATCCTTCTGCACCGTCCACCCCCACTCTTGCGGAATGTTCTTGATCGTCACGTCGATCGCTCCGCCGCCGGAGTAGTACTGCGACCTAACACTGATCTTGATTTCCGCCGGGGCATCCGCCATCGGATCGATCACTGCCAGCGCCGCCGGGTCGGTAATCTTCTGCCCGATTTTCCGGGCGAGCTTCAGATCGGCACGAATCAGCTTTGCGATCTCGGGCAGGCTCAACCCCTTCGCTTCGTCGTACTTGCTGCCCTTCCACGCCCCAGGGTTGTACAGCCAACGATCCTCTGAGCTTTCGTCGACATCATGCATTTTCAGGGCGTCATAGATTCGCTTGAGCGCCCGCCGTCCCGCGTCTCGTTCTTCCTCGCTCGTTCGCGGATGTTCGATGAGTGCCAACAGCGATTCGATATTCTTTGCCTGGCGCGCGTTCGGCTTACCCATATCTTCCTTCTGCCGGATTGTTAGCGAGCACCGAGCGGCACGAATAGAATCGTGCCGAACGGAACTAGCTAGCTTCCGAGATCTCCGCTTCCTCGATCTCCGCGAGGAAGCTCCGAACCGAATCCCGCAGCACAAACAACGCGGGTCCGGGGTCGATGCCTTTCGACTCAGCAGCCGACACGAGATCAATACAGTGGCGGAACTCCACGATCCTCAGATCTAGCCATTTCCGAAGGTGGTCAGCACCGTCAACCACCATCGGAGCGACTATCAATCGCTGAGTGTTCCGAGCCTTCACCGGGAGGAATTCCGCTGCCCGATCCCACTCCGCCACGTACCGCCTAATGAAGCGCATAGCAACCAGCGGCTTCAACTCTTCCCCATTCGGTTGATTTGCTCACCATGACCAGAGCGCGACCATTCGCGCCCTGATCAAAGCGAGGAAATCAGGGGGTTTCCGGATCAACAGAGACCAGCTCGAAGTCCGAGGAGTACGACCACAGGTCACCGACCGTGGTCCTGATGCCAGGATCAAAGTCGGTGCCGTCGCGATTCATCTCCCCGACGTGCCGAACCTTGATATCCGCCAAGTGATCCGACCGCGTGTCACGAACCTGATAGACGAATTTCTTCTCGAACAGTCCGCTCCGGTGCCACACGTCTTTAGGAGCGATGAAGTCTCCAACCTGAAACGCGCTCACTCCCACTCTCCCCCAATCTTGGGGGCAATCCCCAGTGCCTCCTTGGCTCCGATCTCCAGCCACGCGGCTGCGTGCGTCAGCGCAAGCCCCTTTTCGCGCATCGTGGTGGCAGCACAACCAGTCAGGTTCTCGGCGTTTGCCTGCCGGTTCGCACCACGAACGCGAAGTTCGTCAATTGTGGTCCGGACAGCGTTCAGCAACGCATCAAAGTCCTTATTCATTGCTTCCTCACGTTCGATTTGGCCTAACACGGCGCAGACACGGGAACCGTGTCCGACCGAATCAGTTCAACTCGAACAGGCAGCGCTCTTAGGTATGAGCGCTACTGCCTTGTGGGGCTCGAATCCGGTCACCCCGCAGAGGTCACACGATGAGTGGGTGAATCCTCCGCATTCCTCTTCGCAGTTGCAGGCAGGCGACATGTACTGGACGAAGTCGGCGTTACCCGACTCCTCCCATGCCTTCCACTTCTCTTCCGCCGTGTTTTCCCCGTCGTTGTATTCGCCGTAAGCGACGAGGTAGAGGCACACGGAACAGACTTCGAACTCGATCACGTCGAAGTCGCTCATCACACCACCTCTACGTCGATGTCTTCCCGGTACACCTCGGCGTCGTCGCGATTCTCGATCTCGATTTCGGCGAGTTGGTCCGCCAGTTCCGAGTCGTCACCCATAAGGGCATTCGCCACCTCGTCAGCCGTAGCGCTTTCGTCCAGCCCCGCCCACTCACGAGCTTGAGCCAGCGACACCGTGTGCTCGAACGTCCATTCTTCGGTCCAACTGATCTTGATCTCTTCGGCGCTCACCAACACTCCTCAGACTTGTTCCATTGTCTTTTGTGAGCCGTGCCCTACTCGGCGTGAACCCAGCCGTTGTCATCCGCCCACAAATGCACAGATCCGTAGACCTTTGCCGCCGCGTGCAACCGGTCACCAATTGCACCGTTACCCCGGTCCCAGAAACCGGTCCCGTGACCATTCCGGGAAAGCCAGAAGTCGTGTCCGCACTGTCCGGGGTCCAGCCGAGACAGATCAGGCCAGTTCGACACCACGAAGTCGTGGCAGTCCTCCCAAAGCGACTGCTCAGACTCACGTTCGAAATCGTCCACAGAGAAAACCGCGTCCAGCGGTTCCCCGTCATCGTCCAGGCTCGACCACAGAGCCGTGGTGACGTACTGCTGAAAGAAGATTTCCATCTGTTCTTCAGTCCACCGCGTCACGGTGCTGATCATGACTTCACTCCCATGCCTTTGATTTCCCGATACGAGGCACGTACGTGACGTGCCCCGGACTGGAAATCAACTGCTAACGGAACCAACGAAGGATTCCGATCCCTTCTGCCCCAATTACGCCGATCTACAGGGCCGGAGCGATCATCATTTGAAACCTGTGGGCCGATGGCGAAAGCTTGCAATCAGGCAGGACCGGAGTCCCGTCACACAGAATCCATGCAACCGGAGTCCCCTCCGCCACCACGACGTAGGCGATCTCTTCGAAATCTCGCTTCCACCGGTGAGCCCATGACAGCGACAGGTCACCCGTTGATGACTCCTCCGGTGACCTGGTTGCCCAGAGACTCACGCCGATTCGAAACGGCCGACGCATCCCCACGTAGTAGGCCGCAGCGTCAACACCAATATCGTCAATGATCATGGCTCGTTCCACTTAACATATTCGGAAAAGAGAAGACAGGCTACTTCCCCACGAACCCGTGCCACGGGGCAGACTCTCCACATTGACGGTTGCCGTAAACGTGACAGTTCGCCAACATGTCGCCTTCCTCCGCAAAGAGGATCGAGCCAGCCAGATAACCCAGCCCTGCCCAAAGAGCGGCCGAGAGCAGGCAGCACACAACGAGGTGCTTGACCTTCATTTCAACCCTCCGTCTGAGTAGCCAACAGAAGGGCCACACAAGGTGGCCCCTCGATAATCACTCAGGCGTTGTCGGCCTGGTATTGCAGATCTTTTTCCAGATCCTCACGTGTGGCCGGACGCATGAATCCCGCGTCCCAACGGTGCCACCAGCGCTCACCGGAGTACTGAACACCTTCTGGCGTTAGCACCACTTCCCGAACCTTGTCTCGTTCGGCGGAGTGGTACATCCACAACGTGTTGCACCGATCGATCAGGAAAAGGTCCAGGCTTAGATCATTGACGTTCAACGTCCGCACCTCTCGATTGCAGCTCAAGCCTTGCAGAACCGCACGATTTCGCCCTGTTGCTGAAGTGGAACCTCACATACCCGCTGAATAGCGGACACGAAACGCGAAGCTAGCGCCGAACTCTCGAAATACAGGGACACCCGACCGTCTTCCAACACGGAGACAGACGCCAGTCCCAACGGCAACATTCCCAAGTCAAACCTCTCTCGTAGATCTCACCGAAGAGCAGAGGAAACCTCTGCCCAACGGTCAAAGCTCGAAAGTTGTAACGCCCACCCTCAGAGTGGATTCCGCCGGGGCTTTCAGCGGGTTGCAGTAGGCGGGAACGGTTTGTCCCATTACAGCGGCGGGCCATCACGAGGCCATCTCTCGGCACGCTTCCTACCGTCTGGAGTTTTCAAAGAACGTCTTTCAATGCCCCATGACCCGTATCGAGGGAGCCATGCGGTTCGGATCTCTCCGAGGGGCCTAGCTACTTACTGAACTGCCACAGCAAGATCGTTCCACTTAACATTATCGCCTGCGTCGATTGACTGTCGTTGCTCTCAAAGTCCACTGACGTTAGGACACCGCAGACGGGCGTTTAAGTGGCGCGCCCTGCGCCGAACTTTCTTCGACCTTAGCCATTCAGCCATTCCGAGTCAACGTCGCAGTTGATTCTCAAGAACCCGAGTGGTGCTGGTCTGAAGTTTTCGCCGCCGTTCCTGGCGACACGACAAACATTACTCATGAACTCTCGTTCCACGCAACATAACCGAATGATTTGTGGCCCCGATCACAGCATTCGCACTGTTTTCCCAGGTCGCCAACAGTCCAACGGCCTGCCGGTGACGTCCTGGGCAACCCCAAAGGTCCCCGCCTGGTGCGTCCTGTGAGCGCTCAAGCCCTACCGCGTGGTGCCGCAGCTCCCCCGCGCGGACATCTCCCCGCACAGCGGCTCTCAGCCCTGCACACGTGGCGCGGATGTGTTGGCGCACAACCACAACAGCACGCACACCACGTCCCACGTGGACACCAGGACACGCACACCTGCCAGCACGCGCACCCCGTGGTGCAGCTGCACACCCTCACCTGCTGATCAGCACACCTACACCAGCACATCCACACTGGTCAGCGCACGTGCACGCAGCTGCACCCGTTGGCACACAACAACAACAGCAACGCACGCGCACAGCGCGTCTGACCTGCGCTTTAACAACAACACCCCTGGTCAGAGCCCAGGGGGTAACCCCTACCCCCGGCACCTAGACCGGACCGTATAGCGGTCCTGCGGTTCTGTACGGGTTTTCAGGTCGTCGGGCCGTTGATCCACCACGCCGGCAGCGCGGCCGTAGATGGCTCAAGCCCCGCGGATGAGGACTGCGGAGGAAGGTAGGCGATGGCGCGGGAAACCATATTGATCATGTTCTCGGCGTTGACTCTGTGCACGATCTCGTTTGGCACCGACACGCTGTCGTCATCGAAATCGACGTAGAACGCTGCCATCTTGTTCTTGTCAGCGAGCTTTGCCAGATCGCTGTTGCGATCGGTGAGCGTCGTGCGCACCCAATCCCAACGCTTACGACCTTCGGCGCTGTACGCGGGGTAGTGCGCAGAGATCGAGTCCACCAGCGGGCCGGACATCGTCGCGAACTTGGGTTTGTGGTCCCTCAAGTCCTTCCAGAAGGTCTTCCAAGCAGCGTCGTCAGCCGGCGGATTGCTCGCCGCCTGACGACAGGCTTCGTACTTGCCTACCTCTTCGCCTGCGAGAGTGGCGAGAGCGAAAGCGCGCGGCCAGCGCTCGGCCTCGAACAAGAGACGGGCGTCAGCAAGCAGTTCGAGTGCGTTGCTGAGGGCTGCTTGGCCGAGTTGATCAAGTTCGGTCGGCGTCAACGGGCGCTTCGCCACTGTCTCGCTCCCTTGTCGGGCGGTCACCTGCCAGTCTGAACATCGGCGCGCGGCGTGGAAAGTCAATTCCGCCCCTGTCGCGGTCGGCCGACTCGGCTCGTCAGACCTGGGGCAGTAGTGCTGCCAATAGCGTTCCTAGCTCACACAGCCCGAGCCACGGCAACAAGAGCGTCCCCGCGCGCACCATGCCGTCGGTTGCTGTGCTCTCGCGCAGCGGCCCGTGGACGAAGACCTGGTCGCGAACCTGCTCAACCTTCCAGATCCCCTCTTCACGATTCTCTGAACGCGCGAATCCGAGGCTGCTAGCCGCGTTGAGCGCGATGAGGAATTTGGGCACCTCTACGAGGGGGATCTTGAATCCGCGGTGGCCGACGAACAGGCCCTCCTTCGGTGGCTCAGCGGCCCCGGAGGTGTAGGCGTTCCAGCCGTCGACCTCGATGCAGACGCCGTCCTCGTTGATGCCGAGCAGCCATCCGCCAGCACTCGTTGGCAGACTGATCCGCGCCCACTGCGCACCCACTTTCGCCCCCCATGTCAACCCGACGATCGGCCGGAGTCATCCACCATACGTCGGGAAACGAGCCGGTGACGGCCCGTATTCGATCCCACCTGGGCTGTGAGCTAGACCACTTTCCGGCTCTGCGTGTGACGCTTTGGGGCCTGGTCACCCTAAGGACGGTTGTCAGCGGGGGAACCTTACGGAGGGGGCTACAACAAGAACTTCTAGTTGTAGCTTCAACTTCTCCCATCATTTGGTCGCCCCGCAAGGCGACCATTAACGATCAAACAATCATCTGTCGGCCCCGAGGCCGACATGGTTGTTAGTAATCAAACGCGCACGTGCGCGAGACGAAGATCACGAGGCCGCTGCGTCTTTTCGTCAGGCCCATTGTGGGCTGAACGGAGGTGTGGCTTGTCCTGGCACACCTCGTCTCGGGGCCGCCGGCTACCTCCGGACTGGCCGCGATTGCGTCAGCTCGTGTTGCACCGCGACGGGTACCGCTGCCAGATCCGCGGGCCGCGGTGCACCAGCTCGGCCACCGAGGTTGACCACATCCGGGCTGGTGACGATCACCGGCCGGTGAACCTGCGTGCGGCGTGCTCGACGTGCCACGGGATCAAGAGTTCGGCGGAGGGCCTGGCGGCTCGTCGCCGTCTTCAAGGTCTTCGTCGACGTCCTACCGAGCGTCATCCGGGGCAGCGCCGCGCGCTTCCTCATCGAGAAGACACAGAGTCGCCGAAGGAGGTGGAGGGTCATCGGTTCCCGCGGTCCCGTGCCGAAGCGCAGTGATCAGCGCGTGCGGCGGAACAAGGACGAGGTCGAGGTGGAGAAGGTCACCGCGTTGGGCGCGGTTGTCGTACCGGAGTTGGGGATCGATAACCCGCACCCGCTGGTCACCGACTTCTACCGCTCGCTGCGCGAGTCCGCGCAGGCGAGGTACTACGAGCCTTCGGATTGGGCCTACGCCCGGTTCGTCTTGCATCACGCGAACACGCTGGTGTCCAGTGGCCGGCCGTCCGCGCAGATGTTCGCCGCGGTGACGTCCGCGTTGTCGGATCTGCTTGTCGCGGAAGGACATCGCCGCCGGGTGCGGCTGGAGATCGAGCGGGAGCACGCGGCCGGTCAGGTCGTCGATGTGGCGTCGATCTTCAAGGACCGGTTCGCGCAGTAGCAGCACCAGTTCTTTTCTTGGCCCAGGCGGGTTGAGCCGTGGGGTGCGTCTGATCGCGCTTCCACGCAGTGCTCCTCGCCTGGGCCTTCTTCTTTCCCAGAGACGAGGTTCCTCAGCTTGGCGCTTTGCCCTTTTGCCGTTCAGCGACTCATCCCGGAGAACTACCAGCAGCCGCGCATCACGCCGCGTCTGGTGATCCTTCACACCGCGGTCAGTTCCGCGGAAAGCCTTGAGGGGTACTGGAATTCCCCCGGCGTCGTCGTCGAGAGCCACTTCTACGTGAGCCAGCACGGCGTGATCTACCAGTACATCGACACGTCCATTCAGGCCGATGCGAACGTGAACGCGAACGGCTTCGCGGTGTCGATCGAGACGTGGGATGGCGGGGACCCGACGATCCCGTGGACGGATGCGCAGCTGGACGCGATCACGCGTCTGACGGCGTGGATCTGCGATGTGCACGGCATCCCGAAGCGCGTCGCGAACGGTCCGTACGGCTCGGGAATCGGTTGGCACAACCAGTTTCCGACCGAGTGGGCGGGTGGTCCGCGGACGTGTCCGGGTCCACAGCGGATTCCGCAGACGCAGAACGTGATCATTCCGCGAGTCGCGGGTGGCAACGTTCCGGCGCCGGGTCCGGTGCCGACTCCGGCAGTCGAGTTCCCGCTTGCCAGCGGGCACTACTTCGGCGACATCCAGGGGCCGGACAACGAGCACGGCGGGATCAACGCACAGGAAATGGTGTGGGTCCGGCAGGTTCAGCAGGCGTTGCAGCGCGCTGGAAAGGCGCCCGCGCATCCCGGTTGGGCTGACGGGATCTGGGAGCAGCCGACTACCGACGCAATGGTGGCGTGGCAGCGGTCGGTTGGCTTCCCGGTCACGGGTGATTGCGGTCCGCGGGATTGGGATCGGCTGGTGCTGGGGCGTGGCGGCGGTTCTGCGCCGTCTGTACCGGCGTTCCCCCTTCCTCGCTCGGAGTACTTCGGCCACAAGGACGGCCCGGAGCAGTCGCACGGCGGCTACTACGAGCACGAGCGTCCGTGGGTCAAGTTGATCCAGCAGGCGTTGCAGCGCAAGGGATACGCGCCGGGCTACCCGTCGTGGGCGGACGGCCTGTACGAGCAGGAGACCGTGGACTCGGTCGCCGCGTGGCAGCGGGACCACATGCCGCACACCCAGTACTGGGGTCAGGTCTGGTGGGACGACTGGGCGGAACTGCTGAAGTGACCGCGCGCGTGCCTGCGGTCGCGGCCGTACTAGTGCTGCTCCTCGGCTCGTCCGCTCCGGTGCTCGTCGCCGTCCCGGCGGCCGAGCTGCCCGCCGTGGCCCCGCTGAGGCCGGTGGTACCTCCGGTGACCTCGTCGACGACGGTCCCCGTGCCACCGGCCCCGGCACCGCCGCTGCCTCCGCCGCGGGACCCGATGCCCGCGTGCGGTGTCGCGTCGTACGAGTCGCGGGAGCGGTGGATCGACCAGGCGTCAGCCGCGTTGGCGTGGAATGGCGAACGGGCGATCACCGACCGTGCCGCAGTGCTGCTGATCATCGAGAAGGAGTCCAGCGGTGATCCGTGTGCGATCAACCTGTGGGACTCGAACTTCTACGCCGGGACGCCGTCGAAGGGCCTGATTCAGGCGATCGATCCGACGTTCGAGCGTTGGCATTTGGCTGGCTACAACGAGATTTACCATCCGGTCGACAGCATCATCGCGGGCGTCCGCTACGCGCGGGGGCGGTACGGCTCGGAGAGTCGGGTCCCTGGTGTGGTCGGGATGCGAGCCGGCCGCGGGTACGTTGGTTACTGACGAGCGACGCCGTTCGTGTTCTCGGGGTTGCCTTCGTGCTCGATCTCGACCAGGCCCTTAAAGATCCGCACGCGAGACTTGCCGGTGGACTTGCACGCCACGAACACGATCAACGCGACGGACAGGAACACCACCGCCACGGCGGCGACTGCGGGCCATGACGACACGGCCTCGACAAAAGCGGTCATGCGGCCGAGTATGCACGACAGCGCGATTGTTTCCAGACCGCGCTGTCTATGCTAGCACAATAGAACTGCGCCGCAGCCAAACCAGTGCTGGGTAAAGTCGTAAGGCGGCTTACAACACAAGCCCCCTTGTTGCGCCCCCGACTTCTCTACGACCTGCGGCGCCCAAAATTCCGCGCAAAAATATCGCGCAGTTCGACTAGACCAATGCACGCCCATCTTCAAGCCTGTGACGGTGGTCACATGTGCTGGAAGCGTTGGTCACGCAGCACTTACTTGGCTGCCCACCAACCTGGAGAGAGGGATGTCGACATGACCATTGAGTTGCAGATCCTCGGCATCCGCCTCTTCACCCTCGCGATCACTCGCGATGACGCATTCGATCCAGAGTTCGTGGACAACACCGATGGCGAATTCGAGCTGAGCGAGGAATTGCCGTTTGGCTTCGCGCCTGGCGACGAGCACGACGAGGACTTTGACGACGAGTAAATAGGGAGCACGGTGCCGGTGGAGGAATCCGACCTGGTACCGGCTCCCAGCCACATCATCGGGCCGACTTGGCGACGCCGGAAGTCCGGCGGCTGGTATCTGCCGCAGCGCTCGCTCGGCTGGGCGATCTTGAACTGGCTCTACAAGTACGTGCGGCAGCCTTCCGGGCCTCGCGCGGGTGAGCCGTTCTTGCCGACCGACGAGCAAGCGCGCTGGATCGTGTGGTGGTACGCCGTCGACTCGCGCGGCCGGTTCATCTACCGCAAGGCGGTGTTGCGCAGGCTCAAGGGCTGGGGCAAGGACCCGATCGCCGCGTGCCTGGCGCTCGTCGAGTTGTGCGGGCCGGTGGAGTTCTCGCACTTCGGTGTTGACGGTGAGCCGGTCGGCAAGACGCGTTCCGCGGCCTGGGTGCAGGTTGCCGCGGTCAGCCTCGACCAGACGAAGAACACGATGTCGCTGTTCCCGGCGATGATCAGCCGGGAGTTGCGTGAGGACTATGGCCTCGACGTCAACAAGACGGTGATCTACACCCGCGCGGGCGGGCAGATCGAGGCGGTCACCGCGTCGCCGTTTGCCTTGGAAGGCAAGCGCCCGACGATGGTGATCAAGAACGAGACCCAGTGGTGGGTTGAGGCGAACAACGGTCACGCGATGGCCGGTGTGATCGCCGGAAACGTGGACAAGGCCGCCTACGGCGGCTGTCGCGTGCTGAGCATTTGCAACGCGCACGTGCCGGGCCTGGAGTCCGACGCGGAACGCGACTGGGACGCATTCCAGAAAGTGCTTGCCGGCCAGGCGATCGACACCGGCCTGTTGTACGACTCGATCGAGGCCCCGGCGGACACGCCGGTCTCCGAGATCCCGCCGCCGGACACCGACCCCGAGGGGTTCGAGGCCGGAGTCGCGCAGTTGCGCGCCGGGTTGGAGATCGCCCGCGGGGACGCCGTATGGCTCGATATCGAGACGCTGATCGCGTCCATTCTGGACATCCGTAACCCGATCACGGAGTCGCGTCGCAAGTTCTTGAACCAGGTCCTCGCGAGTGAGGACAGCTGGATCGCGCCGTACGAGTGGGATTTCTGCCACGACCCTGGTCTTCGGCCGCTTTCGCGGCAGGATCGGATCACGCTCGGGTTCGACGGCAGCAAGGGCCGCGACTGGACCGCCCTGGTGGCGTGCCGGGTCGAGGATGGCGCCTTGTTCCTTGTTCGGGCGTGGAATCCGGACCGCTACGGCGGCGAGATCCCGCGCGAGGACGTGGCCCGCACGGTCGAGTGGATGTTCGGCCGCTACGACGTGGTGGCGATGCGCGCCGATGTGCGCGAGTTCGAGAGCTACGTCGATCAGTGGGCGGTGAAGTTCGGTCGCAGGCTGAAGGTCAAGGCGACACCGAAACACGCGGTCGGTTACGACATGCGCAGCAACGTCAAGGGTTTCACGCTCGACGCTGAGCGTTTTCTTGACGCGGTGCTGGAAGGCGAGGTCGTGCACGACGGGTCGCCGATTCTGCGGCAGCACATCCTCAACGCGCACCGTCGCCCGAACCAGCACGGCGTGTCGATCGGCAAGGTCACCAAGGACAGCGATCGCAAGATCGACGCCGCGGTGTGCGCGGTGCTCGCCTACGCGGCACGCATGGACTTTTTGATGAGCAAGAAGGGCAGGGGACGCAAGGTGGTGATCTTGAAATAGCCGACGTACTGGAAAGACACGTCGACGCGCTCTCTAACCGCCTGTCCCTGGCGAAGCCGGCACACGATGAGAACTCCGCGTATTACGAGTCCGAGCACCGGCTGAAAGCGATCGGTGTCGGCACTCCGCCGGAGATGCGGATGCTGGTATCCGCGATCGGCTGGCCCCGTGTGTATGTGGACGCGCTGGAAGAGCGCTTGGACGTCGAGGGTTTCCGGCTCGCTGGGGAGTCCTACACCGACGAGCGGTTGTGGTCGTGGTGGCAGGCGAACAACCTCGACGTGGAGTCGAGCCTGGCGCATCTGGAAGCGCTGATTCACGGCGTCTCTTATGTGACGATCTCCGCGCCGGGCAAGCTCGACGACCCGGACATGCCGGTGATCCGCGTCGAGTCACCGACCAGCATGGTCGCCGACATCGACCCGCGTACCCGCAAGGTGCGCCGCGCACTTCGGCTGTATGTGGACGAGCTGGACCCGACGCAGGACGCGGCGACGCTGTACCTGCCGAACGAGACGATTTACTTCGTCCGCAGGTCCGGTGCCGCGCGGTGGCGGATCGAGTCGCGGGTGCGGCACCAGCTCGGTGTCGTGCCGGTGATTCCGATCATCAACCGGGAACGGCTCTCGGACCGGGTCGGCCGCTCGGAGATCACGCCCGAGGTCAGGTCGATGACGGACGCGGCGGCGAGAATCATGATGAATCTCCAGGCGACCGCGGAACTCATGGCGGTGCCGCAGCGGTTGCTGTTCGGTGTCGCACAAGATGAGTTCGCCGCGAACCCGGAGAACCCTGGCGCGGTCTTGGAGGCGTACTACGCGCGGATCTTGGCGTTCGAGAACGAGGCCGGGCGCGCGGAACAGTTCCAGGCCGCGGAGTTGCGCAACTTCGTCGAGGCCTTGGGCGAGTTGGCGAAGCACGTGGCGTCGTACACAGGTTTGCCGCCACAGTATTTGAGCTTCCAGTCCGACAATCCTGCGTCCGCGGAAGCGATCCGCAGCAGCGAATCCAGGTTGGTGAAGAAGTCCGAGCGCAAGGCGCGGATGTTCGGGTCGGCGTGGGAAGAGGTGATGCGCGTGGCCATGCTGATCATGGACCAGGCGATTCCGAAGAACGCCTACCGGATGGAAACGATCTGGCGTGATCCGTCGACTCCTACGTACTCGGCGAAGGCGGATGCGGTTGGCAAGCTCTACGCAGCCGGCATGGGTGTGATTCCGCTGGAGCAGGCGCGAATCGATCTGGGTTACAGCGCGGAGCAGCGGCGCCAGATGCGCGACTGGGACAACCAGAACCCGACCGCGCAACTCAATGCCCTGCTCTCCGGTCCTCGGCTTCCGGCTCGTGAACCTGCGGCGGAGGCGGCGTGACCCCGAGCCAGTACGCCGAAGAGCAGCGGCTGATCGTGGCCGCGCTGGTCGCGTTGGTGTTGCGGGTGCTGTTCCCGTTCCGGGGCTTGGTGATCCTGCCGGGGGTGTGGCGGTCGATTCTTGCCACGCTGTATCCCGCGGTCGAGCAGGCCCGGCGGGAGTCCGCGGAGCTGGGCCGCCGCTACTACGACGCAGAACGCGAACGCCACGGCGGTGAACGTCGTGATATCGATCTGCCGGGCTATGACCCGGAGTGGTTCGACGAGGCGATGCAGCCGGTAGAAGACACGGTGGCCCGCGAGGGCGTCACGGATACGGTGCTGACCGATGTGGCGCACCGCGTTTCCAAGGAGGCGGTTGCCGGCTCGCGCCGCACGGTGCTGCGCGCGGTCGAGAACGACCCGAAAACGGTCGGGTGGGCGCGGATCGCGACCGGCAGGGAAACCTGCGCGTTCTGCCTGATGATGATCTCCCGCGGCCTGGTCCGAAGTCACCGGTACCGCTCGCAACGGGCGGCCGGTTTGCAGACCGACACGACCACGGCGGTCGAGCTGTGGCGGCAGATCGAGCACGCCGACACCGATTCCGAGCGTGAGCGCGCCGAAGCGGCGATGCTCGAACTGATGCACCGCTGGCACACCGGCTGTGACTGTTTGGTCGTGCCGATTTTCGACACGCGGAACTGGCCGGGCCGCGACCAGGCCGCAGCAGCGTTGCAGTTGTGGAAGTCCACGACCAAGGGCAAGCGGGGCCGCGACGCGCTCAACGCCCTGCGCCGCGAGGTCGACAACGGCCGCGTGGATTTCGAGCGGTTCGCCGCCGCGGCCTAGCTGGCAACCCCTCTTTCCCGTTTCTGTGAGCGCCCCTGGTGGGCGCTCTTTTTGTTGCCCTGGAGGCATTTCCTTTGTCCGACACCACGCTGAACGGCGACCAGGCTCCTGCTGTCGAGCAGGACGTGCAGGCGCTTCCGCAGTGGGCACGAGACGCCATCACCACCGCCAACGACCAGGCCGCCCGGTATCGGATCGCGGCCCGCGAAGCGGGCGAGACCGCTCGCGCGGAGGTCACCGCGGAGTTCGAGGAGCGCATTTCCGCGCTCACCGCGGACAAGGACGACATCGCGTTGGAGCTGGGGGAAACCCGGCTCGCGTTGTCGCGTCTGCGGATCGCTTTGGACGCCGGGATTCCCGGTGAGTCCGCTGTGGAGTTCGCCGCGCTGCTCAAGGGCAGCGACGAGGACGAGCTGCGCGATCACGCGGAGAAGGTCAAGGCGATGTTCGGCGTGATCGGCACGCAGCAGCCGGAACGGCCGGTGGACCACTCGCAGGGTCTCGGCCGCGAGGACGTGGCTGCCTCGCCCGCGGAGGCGTTCGGCGCATTCATTCGCAGTCAGCTTCACAGATAAGGACGTTGCACCGCTTTGGCTTTTGAAAATGAGCTTGCGCCGAACACCCCCGCGCGGCACCAGGGACGTCTGGCTTATGTGCCGGACGATCTTCTTCCGCCGACGCTCGTGGGGCCGATTTTTGAGAAGGCGCAGGAAACTTCGCTTGTCATGCGCATGGGTACGCCCATCGAGGTCGACTACGGCGAGACGAGCATTCCCGTCACCACCGCGCGGCCCGAGGTCGGTCAGGTCGGTGTCGGTACCCGAAACCAGGACCGAGAGGGTTACCGCAAGCCGGTGTCCGGTTCGGCGTGGGACACCAAGACGTTCGCTCCGATCAAGTTGGCGACGATCGTCACCGCGTCGGATGAGTTCGTGCGCAAGAACCCGCTGGGGCTCTACACCAAGATGCAGGGCGACCTCGCTTTCGCGATCGGCCGCGGTGTGGACTTGGCTGTGTTCCACGGAAAGCAGCCGATCAACGGTGCTCCGCTGCTGGGCATCGAGGCCAGCAACGTCCTCGCGAACACCCCGAACGTCGTGACGCTTCCGGCGGACCGGCGCGCGTCGGTGTACGAGTCGCTGCTGACCGGCTACGAGATCGTCGTCGAGGACGAGGATTTCACCGCGTGGGCCGTCGACCCGCGTTTCCGCGCTCGGCTCATCCGTGATGGTGCTGAGCGTGATGTGAACGGCAACCTGGTCAACCCGGCGGAGATCAACCTCAACGCGCAGTCCGGCAACATCCTCGGAATCCGTTCCGAGTACGGCCGCGCTGTCGCCGGAGACCTCGGCGCCGCGACCAACTCCGGCATCAAGGTCATCGGCGGCGACTTCTCCAAGCTGCGCTACGGCTTCGCCGACGAAATCCGGGTCAAGGTCTCCGATCAGGCGACGCTGACGGATGGCGCGGGCAACACCGTGAACCTCTGGCAGACCAACCAGGTCGCGTTGCTGATCGAGGTGACGATGGGCTGGATTCTCGGTGAGCCCGACGCGTTCGTGGCATTCAAGCAGGCGCCGCCCACGCCCGTTGCCGCATAGCAGCAGTTTGGTGGATCGGCCGGAGATCTGGCCACGTCAGGACGTATTGATCTCCGGCCGTCGCTTGATACGGCACTTGTACTCGCCCGACAGGTCCCGATCCCACTCGCTAGATCGCTGAAATTCTGTTGATTCAAGCCACCCGTCACAGGCCCGGCTCACCTCCTCGAAGGTCCAATTGGCACTGCCGGTGAAGCGGGTAAACGGCTGATCGCTTGAGGTGTACGCGATCCAGTCGCCGTAGATGTAGCGCCTGGAGATGCCGAATTCAGGATTCGGTTCCGCTCCGACGATCAGGTGGTTCAGCTTCAGCACAGTCGGGCCGGTGGGCATGAACGCAATTGTGGATCGCGGGCACCGCAGGGTCAAATTTTTCCTTGCACAGCAGCGAATTTCGCGTCTGAGCAGAGCTGGAGTAGAGGCTCTGACGTCTTTCGCGCCAACTCCACGTGGACTGGAGGTCCGCGATGGGGCGCACAGCATCAGTTTCGCACAGCACCGACGCTCACGCGTCGGTGCGTTGTTTGGGGGAACTCACTTTGCAGATTCGCATGGAGTCGCCGACCGGCGTCTACGTCTTGGTCAGTGCTCGCAAGGCGGAACGGCTGTACGCCAACGGTTACCTCTACCTCGACGAGCCTGTACAGGCTGACGAGGACGAGGCGGTTGACGAGCAGCCCGCGCTGCCTCTGTCACAGCAGCCACGCAGGCGAGGCCGTCCGCCGAAGTCGGCGACGGCTGACGTGAACGAGGCGTGATCGCATGGCCTACGCCACCGTCGACGATGTCGAGGACCGGCTGGGCCGTGAGCTGGACGACCAGGAAGCACGGATCGTCAACACCAGGTTGAACGACGCGGAGTTGCTGATCCGCAGCCGGATTCCCGATCTGGACGCGCGGATCACCTCCGGTCGGCTCGACGTGATGACCGTGCGCATGATCGAGGCCGAAGCCGTGCTTCGGCTGGTGCGCAACCCCTCTGGGTTCGCCTCCGAGACGGACGGCTCGTACTCCTACACATTGTCGGAGCAAGTCGCGTCCGGCCGGCTAGAGATTCTGGCCGACGAGTGGTCGCTGCTGGGAATCCGCCGCGGTGCCTACGTCATCCGCCCGCTTCTGCGTCCGGCGTTCGATCCGTTCCGGCTTCCGCCGGGACGCTCGGAGTTCGAGGGGTGGCGGGGCTGAGTCTCTTGGACCGCGGACGGGACACCGTTGTGGTGTACCAGGAAATCGTCACCACCGATCGCGACGGCAACACCATCACCAAGGCCGGAACCACCGGTGTGACCACCAGGGCAACCATTCAGCTTCTCGCACAGTCCGGCACCAGCGCCCGGCGTTCCGAACAGGACAACGAGGGTTTCGAGACCGAGTCCGGCTATCGGATGCGGTTGCCTCGCTCGTTCCCATTCATTCTCGGAGCGCAGGCGCGCGTGCGGTGGCGCGGGGCCTGGTGGTCGGTGATCGGTGACGCCCGGATCTACAACGGCTCACCGGCTACCGCTCACGTCGAATACGTCATCAGGAGAACCTGATTGGCCGAGATCTACTACGACATCGCCGACACCATCGCGCATCTTCCCGGCGTGCGCCAGGCGGTGAAGACCGCCGCCGAGACGATCGCGGCCAAGGCCAAGGCCGATCTCGCTTCGCACCGCAAGACGGGCAAGGCCGAGATCGAGGTGGAGCACCGTGACACCGACTCATCCGTGTCCCTGGTGGACGAGGCCGCGGTGTCGATCGAGTACGGCCACTTCGTCGACCTGTCCGAAGCGGACGAGGTCGTGTTCGCCAAGGGCCTCTACATCATTCACCGCGCCGCCGGGCTCATCTAGAAACAGGAAGGCATTCGCGTGGCGTCCCGCCGGATCTCACGGCTTCAGGACGTCGTCCTTCTCCTTCTGCGGCAGGCACTTCCCGGCGTTCAAGTGAGTTCCTGGGGTGCCGATGTCGATCACCGCGTCTTTCCCTACATCAACGTCCGGCGCCTGGGCGGCTTCGGCCGCCATCCCGATTGGCTGGATCGCGCCACCCTCGAACTCACCGTCTATCACGACGAAGGCCTTGTCGCTGCTGAGGATCTGTACCTCGACGCGCGGCATGCGCTGTGGTCCGCGGTGCAGCACCAGACCGTGACTCGCTACGGGCACTTGAGTTCGTGGAAAGAGTCGATGGGGCCGACGCAGTTCGACAGCCCGTGGGACGACACCTGGCGCATTCAGGGCTTGATTCAACTCGGGCTTCGCCCCGCACGACTTTGAGGACTACCCCAATTTGGCACTGAACGACCAGGCTGTCATCACAGCCTCCCGAGGATTTGTTTTCGTCGCCGACCCCGGCACCGCGCGGCCGACACCGGCCCAGGTCAAGGCCTTCGATCCCGAGATCGGCACCATGCAGGGCTGGGAATCGGTCGGCCACACCGCGGACGACGAGCTGCCCGAGTTCGGCTACGACGGCGGATCGACCGAGATCCGCGGCTCGTGGCAGCGCGCGGCGCTGCGCGAGGTGGTCACCGAGGTCCCTGCCGACTATGTGACCGTCCAGCTTTTGCAGTTCGACCGCCTGGCGCTGGGTCTCTACTACAGCGTCACCAACCCCGGCTCAACGGCCGGAGTGTTCGCCGTGCCGGACAACGCGGGCCGTCCGATCGAGAAGGCCCTGTTGATCATCATCGTGGACGGTGGGGTCCGGGTCGGGTTCCACGCCGCGAAGACCAGCATCCGCCGTGACGCCGCGATCTCGATGGACACGGAGAACTTCGCCGCGCTCCCGATCCGCGCCACCTTCCTCAAGGGTCCTGGCGACCTCTACGAGTGGATCAGCGACGACACCGGAGTCAACCCCGCTCCGGCGCCGCCCGCGCAGTCCGGCTGATCGCGTTTCCTGTTGTGTGCCACTGAAAGGGTGTTCTGCTTAGTGTCTGAGGTCTTCACGCTCGAATCGCTGCACGAGGAGCTGGAGAACGAGTTCGCTCCCGTCGCGTTCGAGGCGGGCGGCGAACGGTTCGTGCTGCGCAATCTGCTGCGCTGCAACAAGAAGGAACGCCAGGCCGTGATCGCCCGGCTCAAGGAACTGGAAGCGCTCAACGACACCGACGAGTCCGAGGAACAGGAAGACGCCACGCTCGCCGCGTGCCAGTTCGTCCTGTCCACCGTCACCGACGACAAGCGCGGCGCCCGGCTGCTCAAGGCGATCGGTTCTGACCTGCTGGTCAACATGAAGCTGCTGGAACGCTGGGCGGAGCGTACCCAGCCGGGGGAAGCCACAGCCTCGCCGTCCTGATCGAGCAGCACGGCGAGAGCGTCTTCGCGGATCTTTTGCAGTACTACGGCGTCAATCTCGTGTCGGCACTGCGTGCCGGCTCGGGATTCTCCCCGCGTCAACTCCTGGCGTTGATCCGGCAGCTGCCCGTCGAGTCCCGCACTGCCGCGGGAATGCGCGGCGGGGAGCAGTTCCGCGGCTGGGGACCTGATCGGTACCTGGCCGCGTTGCTTGTCGACGCCGTCACTCAGAACACCTACGCCTTCGTGTCGGCGAACTCGACACGCCGCCCGAAAGCACCCGAGCCGGTGCCGCGCCCGGCGAAAACCACCCGCAAGAAGACCGGGGCATTCGCCGCGATGGTCGCCCGAGCCAAGGCCGCCCGCACTCCCGAGGAGGAACCGCACCAGTGAGCAAGGGACCCGGCGCGCAGCGCAGCGTGGGCAAGGTATCCGTTGACGTTGTTCCGGATACCTCCGAGACCGGCGACCTGCTCAAGCCCAAGCTCGAAGAGATCGAGAAGAAGTACAAGATCAAGCTCCCGGTGGAGCTTGACCCCACGCGCGCCGAAGCCGAGATGGCCGCGCTGCGCAAGCGGCTGGAAGCAAAAGACGTCGAACTCGACGTCAAGCTCAACACCTCCGGCGTGAACCAGCTCGGGCGCCGCGTGACCGCGATGACGCGGCTGCTGCGCAACCTCGGCGCACCGCTGGTCGCACTCGGTCGCTCGTTCGACAACGCGGCCCGCTCGGTGCAGCGCGCGACCGAGCGCGTGATCGAGATGCGCAAGGCGATGGCGGCCGTGGTCGCGCAGACCGCCGTGTGGGTCGTGCAGATGGTCCGCGCGGCGGTCAGCGCGGACAACGCCCGCAACGCCTGGCAGCGGCTCTCTCAGACGATCGCGGCGGTATCGCTTGCCGCACAGCGGATTCCACGTGGGGTGCTGATCGCGCGGGACCTCGCTATCTCGCTCGCCCGCTGGTTGGGTGACAGCGCGAAGTGGACCGAGCGCATGTACGGCGCGATGTTCCGCTACTACACGCTTCTGGGTAACGCCGAGACCGCGGTGAAGCGGCTCGGTTCCGGCATCAAGGGCCTGGGCGCGAACCTCAAGCGGCTGGGTGACCGGAGTTTCTGGGCGGACAAGTTCTACGGCGCGGTGTTCCACGCCTACAGCGCGCTGGGCGCGTTGGAACGCGGGTTCAACCGGCTGCGCAACATCAAGCTCTCCGACGTCGTCAGCGGCGTGCGTCGGCTCGGTTCCCGCTTGGTCGAGGCGGCCCGCTCGGGCGCCGAACTCGGCCGCTCGATCGCCCGCGGCATCGGCAAGGGATTCGACGCCGGAATCCGGGGCCTGGGCAAGGGCATTTCCTCGACGCTGTCCGGGCTCGGGAAGCTGTTCGGCAAGGCTGGAAAGGCTGTCAGCTCGTTCGGCTCCACGCTGGCCGGCTTGGGCCGGACCGGCTGGATTGTCCTCGCGGTCCTAGCGCTCATCGCGCCCGTGGTCGGTCTGGTCGCCGCGGCCATCGCGGCGTTGCCGTCCGCGGTCGCCCTGCTCGGCACGGGCATCGCCGTTGTCGCGCTCGGCATGGACGGGCTCAAGAAGGCCGCGCAGGTCGCAGCCCCGGCTGTGGACGCGCTGAAGGCCTCGATCTCCGCCGCGTTCGCCCGTGACCTGACTCCGGTCTTTCAGCGGATCGCGAACGTGCTGCTGCCCGGCATCCGGGCCGGAATGGTCGGTGTCGCAGAGGGAATCTCCACGGTCGCGAGGTCCTTCGTGGACGTCGTCACGTCCGCGGACGGAATGCGGCAGATCAACACGATTCTGGCCAACACCAAGACGTTCTTCGTCGAGCTGGTGCCGTTCGTCTCCCGGTTCACGACCGCGTTCCTAACCCTGGCGGAGATCGGCTCCAACCGGTTCGGCAGCCTCGCCGCCGGGCTCGGTGAGTGGGCGCGGCAGTTCAACGACATCGTCAACGCCGCGGCGCGAACCGGTGTGCTCGACGCGGCGCTGCGCGGCCTGGGTCAGGTCGTCGGCGCGGTCGGCTCCGCGTTCAACGAGCTGTTCGCCGCGGGTCTGGAATCCGCGGCCCTGCTCGGCGGCCCCCTCGCCGTGCTGATCAAGGGCTTGACGTCGCTGCTGACCGCCTTGATGCCCGTGTTCACCGCGATCTCGGCATTCACCTCGAAATTGGCCGGTGCCGAGCTTGCCGGCATCGGAAAAATCGTAACCGAGCTACAGCCCTCCCTGCTGCTGCTCGCTGATTCTTTTGGTGAATTGGCGACCGGCGCAGCACAGGGCGCGCTTCAGGTTCTCGTCGCCTTGGCGAAAATCGTGAACGGCGTCCTTCTCGCTGGACTGAAGGCGATCCAACCGCATCTTCCGAAGATCACAGAATTTTTTGTGACGCTCGGAACGAGCGTCGGAAATGCGCTGCTCGACCTGTTCACCCAGCTGAGTCCGCACCTGGATCTGCTGAGTGACTATCTGAGTCAGATTCTCGTGGCGGTCATTCCACTGTTGCCGAGCCTGAACGAGCTGGTGACGGTCGGATTGACCGCACTGCTCGATATTCTTCGCCCACTTCTGCCGCTGGTGCTGGATTTGGCGAAGGTGGCGTTTCCGCCGCTCGTTTTCGTCGTCCAGTTTTTGGTTGCGGCGCTCGTTTTCTTGATCGACATGACGTCGGCGCTGACGGCCGAGTTCGGCCGGTTCACCAGTGGGGCGCTCGTCGAGCTGCTTCGCGTCTTCGGCGTGGTCCTCGACGTGGCCAAGTCCACCTGGCCAGGCCTGCGCTTGATCATCGTCGGTGCCATCGAGGCCATCCAGGGCGTGATCGAGGTCTTCGCGGGCATCTTCACCGGCAACTGGTCGCGCGCCTTCGAGGGCGCGAAGCAGATCGCATCGGGCGCCCTGAACGCACTCGTGGGCATCGCCTGGGCCGGAATCAACCTGTTCATCGGCGTTTTCCAGACGATTCCAGGCCAGATCCTCAACAGCCTCGGAAATCTCGGCGGATTGCTGTGGGATTCCGGGCGCCGGTTGATCCAGGGGTTCATCGACGGAATCCGGTCGATGATCGGCGCCGTGCGTAACGCGGGCGCCAACCTCATGTCCGTCCTCCGTAGCTACTTCCCGTTCTCTCCGGCAAAAGCCGGCGCGTTCAGCGGTAAAGGCTACACCACTTTCTCCGGCCGTGCGCTCGTCGACGACTGGGCGAAAGCGATCGAGGACCGGACACCGGTCGCGGTCAAAGCAGTGGACGGGCTCATGTCCGCGTCCAACCTCGCCGCGAATGCCGAATGGCAGGGACACATCAGCTCGGACGAATTCGGCGGAGTCGGCCGTGAGGTCGCCGAAGCCCTGTCCGGCTGGTCGGTGCAGATCGACGCGGCAGGCGTCGCGCGAATGGTGAACAAGACGAACAGGATGAATGCGAGGCGCTGACGTGGACAACACCGAGTGGTACATCGGCGCACTCGGCGCGCTTCGCCGGCTACCGGTCCCTGACCCTGGAATCCGGATGACCCCCGTCCTTTACGGGGGCATCCGGCAAGGCCTCTCCGGCGCCCGCACGATCGACGTCACGGGCGTGCGCATGAGCTACGAGTTCGAGTTCTCCGCGCTGGAACCCGACGAGTGGATGCACCTGGAAGCACTGCGCACCAGGCTCATTCCCGGACCCGTTCGGTTGCTGGACCCATTGCGGCGCAACCGGTTGAGCAGCGAGGCCGCGGCCATGCGGGTGGTCGGCACGCGCTACGGCGGCGTTACCGCCACGGCGGGCCTCACCGAACGCGGCGCCGGGTTCCCTGTGCCGCTCGGGGTCGATCACCTGGTGTGGTCCAACCGGCCGGAGCAGAGTCAACTGCTGTTCGACACCACCCGCCGCACCGCCGTGCTCCCCGGCGAGACCATCACCGGCTCGGTGTACGTGCGCAGCCTGCCCGGCGTCACCAGCTCGGTACGCCTGGGCTTTCGGCACTACCAGCTCGACAACTCCGCCCTAGCCCCGGTCTTCACAGAAACACCGGTCCCCGGTGAGTGGACCCGGCTGACGATCACCAGCACGGTGCCCGCGGACGCGGTCACGGTCGAGCTGTTCCTGCGGGGCATGGACGCCAACACATTGAGCGTCGCCGCACCGCAAATCGTGCCCGGCGTCGAGCCGGGCGTCTGGGAGCCCGGCGGAGGCGCCCCCACGGTGACCGTCGACTCACTCACCCACGTGTCCCCGATCTACCCCATCTCGACCGTGTCCATGACGTTGACGGAGGCCTAAGAACTTGCAGACCCACGGCGGCAGCGCGGCAGACGCGGCGATCACCGCGACCGAGCGCTACTTCCGAGTGGACCTCAGGGTCGACTGGGCACGGGACGGCAAGTACCAGCACCCGCTGTCGGACCTCAGCCCGTTCGTGACCAAGGTCGTCACCGATCGCGCCTTCAAAGGCGGCTTGCCCGAGGAACTGTCCCTCGTGGAAGGCGCGGGAGCCGCGGAGCTGGATGTCGATCTGCAAGGAGAGTTCGGCGGGCAGCAACTCGACTGGATTCTCAGCCCCTACAACGGCCGCTCCCAGCTCTTCCAGTGGGACTTGGTCGGTGCAGAGCTTCGGTACCGGCTCGGCATCGACACTGTGATCGGGACCGTCTGGTACGACCAGTTCGTAGGGACGATCAGATCGATTGTCACCGACCGCGGCCCCGGCGAAGCACGGCTGTCCGCGCTCGATCGTGTCGAACTGCTTCGTGTACCGGTGAGGTTTCCTCGTTGGGCGCTGTCGGAGTTCTGGCAGGTGCGCGGCTCCGAGAAGATCCAGCACGCGGACGGGCAGTGGGTGATCGACCACTGCCTTCGGCACGCCGGAGTTTCCCCGACACCGTGGCGGCCCACCCGCCGCGAAGACATGGGCGTCGCTCGCTGGAAACCCGGTGACGGAATCCGTGAGAACACCCAACTGTGGATCACCGGCAACGGCTCGTACTTGCCCACGATCGGCTGGCTCGACAACTTCAACGCCTGGACGCTGCCCAAGGACGACGCCGGAGAGCTGTACTCCGCGGACGCACCACTGCATCCGGCGGCCCCCGCCGGCTCGCCCAAACAGCAATCGTTCCGGGTACTGCCGGACACGTTCTACAAGTACTGGTACGGCGAACGAACCCTGACGCACCCCAACGGCCGCACGGTCGTGTCGTTCACGCTCAACACCAGCGGCCCGGAATGGGACCGCTACAAGAAGTTCGAGCGGTGGAACGACATCATCTACATCTGCCTCGGGGCCTCCTACGAGATCTTCGTGTCGATCGGGCAGCAAGGCAAAGTCTGGACGACCTTCGCACACAAGCCGAACAAGAACCATCCGTTCGAGCAGTACTGGCCCGGACCGGCGCTCACGATCCCCGACGAGCCGAACCCGCGGATCACCGTCGTCTGGGACCCATTCGCCGACCGCGGCGTCTCCGCCTATATGCAGGCCGGCTCCGCCCGTAGCGGAACGGACTGGTCCGTAGTCGGAACCAAAATCGACTTCCTCAACTACGACCACCCGCTCACCGGCCTGGTGCACGTCAACCCCGCCGTCTCGATGAGCGACATCGCGGTCAGCAACGCCCTCAACGAAAGGGGCAAACCCCCGAGCAACTTCCTGGGCTGGGCAGGACAGCCCGCGAAGTACACGGCGGTGCTCGACCGCAGCCTCAACCGCCTTTCCCACATGCCAGCCCGGCACAGCGACGACGCGTGGGAAGTCATCGCCGATGTGGCGTCCGCGGAGATGGGCGCGGCGTACTGGGACGAAAGCGGTGTCTTCCGCTTCCTCAACCGGGACACCTTGGACACCAAGGCAAAGCAGATCGTCCGGAAGCTGACGCTCGACGAAGTGACCGGGTTGAAGCTGGAACACACGGTGGACTCGATCCGCAACATCTACAGCATCGAGACCACACGCAAGATCGCGGGCGCCGGACGGATCTTCGAGGCGCACAGCGTCGACGAGTTCTTCATCCCGCGCGGAGAAGCGCGGCGCTACCAGTTCTCCTTCGATGACGTGGTCTGCCCCGACCCCGGCTACGTATGGCGGGCGACGACCAACCCCGACAACACCCAGATCGACCCGAAGTACGGGACGCGCTACATCGTGTGGGGCGACTTCGCCGAACACGCCTACATCGTCCAGTTCTGGAACACGGGCGGAAACGGGCGCTGGCAAGAAAACGACGGCGCCGTGGACGGCGTCGACATCCTCTGGAACTTCGACTTCGAGGGCAACATCATCGCCGGGATCTTCAACGGCTACGGCGAAGACGCCCGGCTCGTCGCCAACGGCACCAACCAACCAGCGCTCCGCGTGTACGGCACGAAGATCTACGACAACGGCAGACGCACCACCGAGTACTCCGATGCCACATCGGTCAACCGCTACGGCGGGCGGAACCTGCGGCTGGCCGGCAACTGGATTCAACCGCCCTACAACGCCACGGGCCTGATTACCCGGCTGCTTGCGAAGACGTCACGGCCCATCCCGTTCACGGACGCCATCACCATCGCCGGAGACCCGCGCTTGCAGCTCGGCGACACCTTGAGGATCAGCGATGACCAGGGCTACGGAGCCCAGATTGATGTGCAGATCCAGGGCATCCGCCGCGAATGGTCCGTCGACGACGGCCTGGCGGACACGCTCACCGTCGAAACCATCCTCCCGCCGCGCACCGGCCTGTGGGACTCGCCCGCCTTCAGCAGGTGGGACACGACCCTGATTTGGAGCTAACAACGACCTTGGCCATCAAGCCGATGGAATACGCGGTCCGAGACCGGATCGCGAAGAGCACCGAGTACAACAACGTTGTCGACAACGTCCGCGACCTCGACGCCCGCCTCGGCCCTGTCACCGCGGCTGCGCCTGCGAACGCGCGTCTGAGCGCGCTGGAAGCAAACCAAGGAACGCGGGGAACCAACGGCACGATCTACGCCGAGATCGACGCGCTCAAGGCCAGTCCGCCCGCGGACGCGGTACCGAACACGTGCGCGGACGACACCGCCCTCTACGGCGACACCATCGCGTCCAGGCCACGAAGCGAGTGCTGGTGGGCTGAGCCGGTCAGCAACGGCTACCTCACCATCGCGGCCACTCGATCAACGAAAACCTTCACCGCCACCGATCTGCGCTTCTGCATCCCCGCAGCAGCAGCGGGCAGCGGCACCTTCGATCTCAAGCTGTACACCGGCACGACCCTGGCGAACCTCACCGAAAGAGCCACGGTCTCCGGAGCATCGTGGGTCGCCAGCGCGGGCGTGAAACACGCCGGACTGAGCAACATCAGCATCACCAAGGGGTCCTACGTGGCGGTCGGCTTCCTCTGCACAGGGTTCACCACGAGCCCGAAGTTCTCCTCTACCGCAGTGGGAACCGGCGCGCAGATCTTGATCAGCGAAACCCCTTACAGCGTCTGGAAATCAGGCCAGGCGTTGCCGCTTCCCGGCTCGCTGAACATCACCGATTCGAGCTGGACCAGATCCAACCAACAGTTCTGGTTCGCACTCGCCTGA